TTTCAAACGGCTGAAGTATAATGATACTATCAGGCAACTCATTGCTGAATTCGATCTGGCCGAACGCACAATCACGGACAGATTGTTACTCAACAACGATCTGATCAATGAGGTAATGAAAGTTAAGCCTCCGGTATTTGAATTAAAAAAGGAGTTCCCGTTTTATTCCTGGTAGGTCAGGCTTCCTCCTCGAATGATGTTTCCCACACCTGATTAACAACCTGTAATTTATCCCTCCGGCGTTCGTTGGTTTGGCTCCGACGGCTGAATGATCCTGCCTCGTCGGTTCCCCATCCCTGTAATGCTGAATAGGTCTTGGTTACGATACCCCAACGCTCCAGTGCTTTTTCCTGATTCAATGTTGGAGCTACCCCGCTTGCAGATCCGGAGGGTTTGAAGGCATAACGGATAGTTACCCTGGCGATGCACATTTGTATAAACTCGCTTTCATCAGAGCAGTTTGGGTAATCAATATCGATCAGTGCACAGGGATAGGCCACAGAGGGGTTTTCATCGTTCAGTTGGCCCTCGTCTACGTCGATCCAACGCAATTCAGGTACTTCAGCTTTTAACTGGGTGACAATGGCTAAATAAAGAGTTTTGTCCATATTTTAAAGTTTAAGAACATTAGCAATATATCGTTCGATTCGTTCGACGATCTTCTGATTTAATACCTGACTATGTGCCAGAAATTTACGTGCAGGAATTACCGTTTTATGACCACGCCCGGCGTTAGCTGTTCCGAAATTATGAACTGCCGCATAGTTATCCTCTGCACCTGAATTCATTGGATTTGCCGAAATAACTACTTTTCCAGGTTCTTTGTCATAGGTGATTGATTCAGCCAGATTGCCGGTTTTACCTGTCAATGTTTTACGCAGAACATCACTCCAGTTTAATTTCCCTTTCCCCGTCGGTTTCCGTCGCTTTGACTCAGGCCACTTTTCGAGTGTCTGATCTGTAAAACCTTCGTTCTGAAAACCAGCCTTGAAATGGTTCACGGCTTCAACACCGATCATATCCGGTAAGTCTTCCTGAATTCCACGTTTCAGATCCTCCTCCATGCGATCCAGGTATCGGTATAGTTCGTCAACGGTCATGACTCGTATTGTTTCAATAATTCAAGGGCGAATGCCTCAATACCGGCACGCTTATCTTCAGGAGTATTCTTGTAGTAATTGGTTGCCTCCGTATTGACGAACTTTGCCGTTTTACCTGGATTGTTATTAAATACAGGATCGCCTTCGGGTTGCACCCAATCTTCGGGTTGCACCGTTGGATCTTCATCGGTTTGCTTTACTCCACAAAAACAATTCCAGTCAGAGGGTGGCATGATCACATCCCATATCGTATCATCCATAGGCCAGATGCAATGATAAAGTTCAGTATGTGACTCGCGAGGATTAGCGGCCCGGCTCGGCATATATTCCAGGTTAGGATACAGCCGTTTCGTTTCCTGAAACTTTTTCCAGTTCACGGCCATACGAGCTGAGCGAACAGCTGTGTTATATTCGGTCTGAAGCCAGTTTTTGTTATAGTCTTCAGAAAGCTTCAATGCTTCCTTTTTGAACGCCGAAAAGCTTTTTAAACTGCCATCCTCGTTGGTAAGCAGGCTAACTATATTCCTGGTCTGTTCATGACTCTTGAAGGCGGAAAATACGGCTGTGTTCTCGCTGAACTGTTGGGTAAATGCTTCATTTTTCTTTGCCCAGTCGACACCGGCTGAAATGAAAGTTGATTCAGAGGCATGTTGAAGGACAACATTGGTCAGTTCAAATAACTTTACCTCTATCTCAGCCTCATTATCAATTACTCCTTTAGCGGCAAAAATATTATTTAAAGCCTGTTTAAAAAGCTTTTCAATGTCGATGATCTTACTTACTTTCTTCTCGTCACTCAAAATAAGATTGTTCGCCCCTCTCCCTGGGGCCGCGACGAAAAAATCAAAGAGTCCCTTCCAGGTTAACGTACTGCCTTCCGGAGGATCAGCAACATCGTTTAGTTTTACCTTTTCTTTCACAGGTACCGGAACCTTATCCGGTACGATATCCGGAGGAGTAACAACAGGAGCGGATATACGGGCAATTTGTTCGCCTTTCTGGGGTACCGGGATTGAATATTTATCATGAACGTATGCAGCGGGAATATCAATGATATCACTCAGTATTTTTAGATCAGCGACGGCCAACTCTTTGGCTGATTCCGGAAAAATGAATTTACCGCCAGAAACAGGAAATCCACGTTTCTCCAGGAGTGGAACAACTAACCAGTTGAGAATTCTACGGACATAACGCATATCTGATTTATTCTTACCCTCTTCTACTGCTTTGTGAACTTCACCAAGGGAGCGGGCTCCTTTGTCACCCTGGACGGTAGTCATGGTTTGACCAAGAACGGTGATCAACATTTCCTCATTACAAGCTTTTCGAAAATCGTTGTGAGCTCCTGACGAACTGGCTGTATTGGATTGACTAACCGTTTCGACATCGGCCTCCTTGGGGATCACGATCCATGGAGCAGATCCGGCTTTCTCCATCGCCTGTTCAAGTAACTTACGGCTCTCAGGATCATAACTGGAGTATTTACCAACCCGCTGCGGCATACCGAATAATTCAAGCCATTGGGCATAATCACCAAACCCTCCGCGCTTCCAGATGGCAAAAGGAGCCGTCTTCAGGAATAAACCAAACTGACGGGGTTTCCCTATGACAAGGATCTGATCATCGTTTGAGTAGTCGATCCCTTTATCATCGGTTTCGTTGATCAGTATATTTTGATTTTCAAGCTTGATGTGCTTAAAAGGGATGGGATTAAAGTTGAAGAATCCGTCAGCGAATGAGAATTCACCGGCTGAGCGTCCCCAGAACCGGGCGTTCATGATGGTTGTCAACAGCTCCTCAAAATCGGGGGAGTCGATCAGATCAATGATTTCCTGAACTTCCTGACCATTGGCATCCTGAAACGTGATGGGTGAGTTTGTTACTGCACCGATACGTTTATCGACTGCATCGGCCAGTACTCCGTCGATCATCAGATCATCGTAAAGATCATACAGTAATTTGATCCTACCCATATCTGCACTCTGTAAAGCCGTGCGCCAGGTTGACACATCGGATGATTTCCGGGTAGGAGCTTTAACAACGAGTTGCATGGTTGCACCCTGAACAGGTTGTTTTTTAACAGGTGGCTTTTTAGTTGTAGTTGCCATATTTTAAAAATGTTGATTGCGTTTTTCGTTACTTCCAAATGTGATAGTACCAACCACTTCACCTTCCACTACAGGAAGATCAGGCGTGACATTTCCCTTTTGCACTTCCTTGAGCCAGTTGATTGCGCGTTCATAACGATCCTGGCGAAGTTTCATATCTGAACCTGCATTGCACAGGTTGATCAAGTGCCAGGCTGCAATATCTTTCAGGAAAGTGAGAAGTAAAGCGTTTCTGGCTTCATCAACAGCTGCAAAAATGGCTTCCTTATCGAATGATCCTAAATAGCCTTTCGCCTCCTGGATAGCGGTATCTATGGCGGCAAGGGTTAATGTATCATCGCCGCGAGTGATCACCTCTATATTCTCAAGATATAGATGAGATCCTAATTCTTCTGTGGTTAAAAAACTCATGTTATGCAGTTTTTAAATGTGGAAACTTGATATCTGATTTCGTATCGTAAAAGCAAAACGGTTGCATCTTGGTTGAATTAACCTGCCAACCAAATTCTCCGGTATGTTTACGAAACTGAAGATCCTGCCGGGTTAACACCTGGTATTCATTTTTCAGGAAATATACCCGGTAATGCTTACCCTTTTCAGTATGCAATTTCTTCGCTTTTTTGATGGCCCGCTCTTTGGCTGCATCCCGCCCTTTAAACCGAATGTAAAGCCTGATGAAATACTGTTTAATCTTCATTTAAAATCTTTTTTTATCGTTGTGAGTAATAGTGCCAATTTTAAAAGAGTCGGGTTGAATTGACCTTTCTTTTTCATCAATAATGAATTTCGCACCCTCAATACAGTCTGGACCATCAGCCGGATATTTCATTTTAGGGCTGAACAGTTTAAATTGTGTTTCAAGTTCTGTAAAGTGTGGATTTTCCTTTTCGTCTTCATTTAATATCAGTTGACCATCCCGGTTAATGGGTTCTAATCCGCCCTCGATACGAGTAAATTTATCGGGTTTTTTACGATCGTCCGGAGTTATTCCCGGATTACCTCCGGGTAGAGCCTTAAATAAAGGCTGGTATACCTGTTCATAAAATGGATTCTGAAGAGAGTTATTTTCGATAAACAGATAAGTAACAGTTCTTTTATTGACATATTCCAAAACATTTGGATACCAGGTAACAAATGTCGCGTTAACTGCTTTCTGGTCCAGAAATCCATAAATGACGTAGTACTTTCCTTCTAATTTTCCAACCAGCCAAACCCCTTTAAATGATCCGGATTTATTCTCCGAGTTACTTGGTGCAGGATCACCATATGCGACCAGAAACTTAAATCTTGTTAGAGCCGGAATCTTACCCCAAATCACAGATTTGAAAACGGAACCTTCTGTCAGCGGGTTATTCATATACTCTGCCTGGTAAGCTGCCGTGCTGATTTTTGATTTAATACGGGCGATGTTCTCCTGGCTATTCTTTTCAGGCCATGTACTATTTCCTTGCTTATCTTCCAGGTTAACTATACTCACATGATCAGCCTTCAACATTGCACGCGCAACGCAGCAATCTTTTGCAATCAAGTTGCCCAGCCAAATTACCTGTAAATCCTTTGAAACTGAACGTGTCGGAAAAACAGCTTTTTCAAACCATTCCCAACGTTTTTTTATAATATCGATGTTACGAACGTCCTCGTCGGTATCAATATCCGAAATGATAATCTTATCAGGTCTTACCTCTTCATTGCGACTACCTCGGGGAGATTGACCAGCACCAACCGCTAAAAAAGAAACTCCCTGAGTAGTTGTAAAATCACCATAAACCCAAGACCCGGGATTTTCCTGAATTCCATAATCGTTAATCAACCGATCATTCCGGGTTAAGTTGATCCGGTAAGGCTCAAGTAATTCACAGGCTTTGTCGTTACTGTTTGAAATGAAAAGTA